TATTTAGATAAAAAATATATATAAAATATATATTGTAAAAAAGCGTTATAAAACAAATTGAAACTATATGAGTGATTATTTAATAATTGGCGCTGGTATTTCCGGATTGTATGTCGCATATAATATAAGAAAAAAAAATCCAAATGCTAAAATAACTATTTTAGAAAAAGAAAGAATAGGATGAAATGATTTCTGATCATCAAGGGTGGATAGAAGGCGCATTAGATAGCGTAGAAAAAATAAAAAAATATTTATAAATTGGTTTTATAAAAAAGTATTATAAAAAAGTGATGCCAAACAAATTAGAGGAACTCCAATTTTTTAGTAAGATAAACTTACGGCATATTACTACAAAAAATACTTGAACCAAGAAACCCAGCGGATTCAAGTCCAGAAATGACTTCGCCATCCGACAAATTGTCCGTGTCATCATTTGGCATCCAATCACTTCCAATTGGACCCATCATAAATTTATCGCCATAATTTAGGCTGGCTGATATTTGCATTTTATTACCTCCAGAGGTAACAATAATGACTTTATTACTTGTAAGTTCGGTAATAAATCCAAGGCAACTTAATTGTTTGCACAGTGCATCCATTTTACCGTTTTTAATATAATTTATAAATTCAAATATACTTTAAGAAAAAGCGTTCTTTGGTCAGCTTGGAAAATTCAATTTATTGAATTTGTCCGTTTTTAAAAAGTATTCAAATATTCTACACACTCTGCATATTTTGCGCCACTAGAATAATTTGCTATTCTAATACATTCTTTTTTATCCAAAGGAAATCCATTTTCACATAAATATTTCAAGCAATCGAGATTTCCACCACTTGCTGCAAGATAACATGTTTCTTTACCCCAAGGGCAATTATTTTCATGCAAATATATTAAACAACTCAAATGCCCTTTAATTGCAGTAATGTTAAATACATTTTTATTCCAAGGGCAACCATTTTCATGCAAATATATTAAGCAATCGAGGTGACCAAATTCCGCCGCATTAGCACAGGTATCTTCATTCCAAGGAAAACCATTTTCATGCAAATATTTTAAACAATTGAGATTACCACAAACCGCAGTAATATCGCACATATCTTCACCCCGAGGGTAAGGGCAACCATTTTTATGCAAATATATTAAGCAATCAAGTTGACAATTTTCTACAGTAATGCTAAATATATCTTCATTCCAAGGACAGCCATTTTCATGCAAATATATTAAGCAATCGAGATGACCAAATTCTGCCGCATTAGAACATGTATCTTCATTACAAGGAAAACCATTTTCATGTAAATATTTTAAGCAATTGAGATTACCAAAAACCGCAGCAATATTGCATATATCTTCATCCTGAGGGCAAGGGCAACCATTTTTATGCAAATATATTAAGCAATCAAGGTGGCCATTTTCTGCCGAAATTGAACATGTATATTCACTCCAAGAGCAACCATTTTCACGCGCATATATTAAGCAATCGAGGCGCCCATTCTCTGCAGCAATATTACACATATTACGCATATTATCCCATGGACAACCATTTTTGTGCGCATATTTAAAGCAATTAAGGTGGCCATTTTTTACTGCATTATAACATGTTTCTTCGCTCCAAGGACAACCATTTTTATGCAAAAATATTAAACAATCAAGGTGGCCATTTTTTGCGGCCAATCTGCACGTATCTTTACTCCAGGCATATTTCGCGTATTTTAAGAAATCAAGGTGACCGTCTTTTGCGGCCAATATACATTGCTCCTTACTCCAGTCATAATATTTTTGATGAAAATATTTTAGCAAATTTAAATAGCCTTTCTCCGCGCAATTATTAAATATATCATTCTCATCAAGAAATAATATTTTAAATTCTATTAAGGGCAAAAAGTCATAAAATTCTTCTTTTAATTGGGCATAATTTATTATATTTTTATTTGCTAATACATAATCATATACTTCATATGGAATTTCACAAATGCTCCAATATTTTAATGTATGCAATAGATGAATTAAATCATCTATATTTTCAATAATTAAATTATCTTTGTAATGTTTTTTTATTAGAGGAAACGCATCTTTTGATTTATCTTTTGATTCTTCTTTTGATTCATCTTTTGATTCATCTTTTGATTCATCTTTTGATTCATCTTTTGATTCATCTTTTGATTCATCTTTTGATTCATCTTTTAATATTTTATATAAATCTGAATTGTGCAAATATGAAGGAATTTCTGAAAATATAATATTTAATAAGTCTTCCATAATTTTTTTGATATACTTTTATTTATAAAGGTTTTTTATAAAAATATTATATTCAAATATACGCCTTTGTATTTAAAATATCAATTCTTTTAGAAAATGTATATCAAAATAAAAAAAAATACAGTCTATATCTAGCGCCATAATGCGCGACCACCTCCACTATCTCGGGTTTTACCCCAATCTAATATTGCATTATATATATCATTATACATAAATACAGGATATGATATCGCCGAATATGACTCTCCAGGAACTCTAATTTTATGAGGCTCCCATCCTGGATATAATCGGTCTATTTTATATTTAATTGCATTCCCCATAGACATTTTTTGATTCGCTGTCAGTGCTGACACATCTTCAATACAAGTATTTGTTTTTTCAGAATATATAATAGAAAATATTAATGGAATTCTAATTCTATGTGCCTTTGTACTTGTATCATCATTTGAGCACAATGCTACTTTAATATCTTCTTTATTTGAATATGAAATAATATCATTATCTAATAATAAATTCAATAAAGAATTCATTATTGGGTATAATTCTTTCATTTTTATTGTATTTAAATATTTTTTGATTAAATCAAGCATCACAGTATCTCGAATATGCAATTGCCACGCTTCCGATGACATAAAATACATTGAAGTAATTTTCATAGTTGCGCGTTCCCTAGAGGATAAATTTTCTGTATGGATTTTTACATAATTATGGCATCGAGTACTTGCAGTCTCTCGACTAATAACACTTATTCCATCATCGTCATCATGAATTTGAAGACAAAATCCGCAAAAGTGTTTATCGCATGCAATACAATGTAATGCCATACAACCGCTAAAATCAAAAAATGCCGTTAAGCAATATGGGCATTTTTTGCAAGTCGATGCAATTTCACATATATCATCATATATTTTATTTTTATATTTTTTTTTACTATTTTCCGCAATCATTTCTTGTTTTATTTCTTGCCTTGCATTTGAATGCTCTAATTTTAATTCTATATCAAAATATGATTTTAATATATCTATATTTGCAATATCATTGCGATGCGGATATAAATGCTCACAGCATACGCAAGAAATGCAATTATTAATTTTCATTGAATCTAATATTTTTGGCAATAAATCGCCATTTTTGGTATAATCGCTAAAACATGGGGCGCATATAGGGTGCGGCGTATCTGAATCGCATGATATGCTATTTGTGACATTGGCTTCATCATAGCAGGAAATGCAATTCATTATTTTATAATATTATGTATTTGTTAATATATAGGATAAATTCAAATATATTTTTAACAAATGGCAATATTAATTATTTTATTTATATTATTACTATTAGTATTATCGCTCATTATATGTAATGGTATGCAATGGCCTGCAATAGCCTGCAATGGTATGACATATTATGGAAGTAGCAACAATGATATTATTTATTCTAAATTTTCACATGATTTTAATAATAATGAAATCATGGCAAAAAAGCTGCTAGATACAAAATTTGACACATTGTATACCGAAAAAGAACGCCAATATATATTGTCCGTATCTAAAAAAGAATGGCCGCTTCCAAGTATTTGGAATACTTTAGAATTTAATATTCCGTATAGAGGAAATAAAGGAGGAGCATTAGCTTATAATTTAGTAAATTGTCATTTAGGCCAAAGAAAACTATTTTTAACCGAAATGCAAACCATTACAAGATACTTAAAATCCGCTTCAGATGCGGCCATTATTTTATATGCGGGCGCGGCACCATGTAATCATTTACCTCTTATGTATGAATTATTTCCAAATGTAACATGGCATCTATATGACCCCGCAAAGTTTGCCATAAAAGAATCTCATCACGCAAAAATTTATAATGAGTATTTTACAGATGAAATTGCAAATAAGTGGAAACATAAATGTGATATATTTATTTGCGATATTCGACTCTCTGCAAATAATAGTACCGAATTTGAGTATCAAGTTGATGCAGATATGAAAATGCAAGATAATTGGGCGCGATTAATTGAGCCAAAATTAGGGGCATCATTAAAATTTAGATTGCCTTATATATCTGAAGATATTAAAACACATATGTATAAATATTTAAAAGGTAACATATTATGGCAAATGTGGCCTCCACTGTTAACAACTGAATGTCGCCTTATTGTTGATGCGACCGATATAAATTCAACTATGGATATAGATATAGTAAAATATCAAAATGCCTGTTTTGACCATAATATGATTGACCGAGCATGGAAGACATATAAAGTCCCCCATAAAGATTGCCATAAAATTGTAGGATATGACCGCTGCTTTGATTGCACTTGCGAGGCCATTAGTTGGCTAGATTATATGAAAATGCCAAATGCAAGGCAAAAAAATATATATGACCATTTTAATTCATTAACAAGGGTTACGCATCAATCATTGCAGGGAAAGAAAGCGCCACATGGGTATAATCAATATGAATGTGCGGCGATGCGGCTTTCTAAACTATAAAGCGGCTTGCTAAACTATAAAGCGGTTTTCTAAACTATAAAGTGGCTTGCTAAACTATAAAGCGGCTTTGCTAAGCTATAAAGCGGCCTCAATCAATACAATAAATGAAAATTAGTAATTTTTTCACAATAATCTAAATTTAATGTACGAATATTAACTAATGTGGATATATCTTCAATATTTGTTCCAGACAAATCCAATATATAATTATTGCCTAATGCAGAAAAATTAGTAATTTTTTTACAATAAGATAAATTTAATGTATGAACATTGCCTAATGCACTAATATCAGTTATAGACTCACAATAAGATAAATCTAATGTATGCACATTTCCCAATGCACTAACATCGGTAATAGAATCACAAGAATATAAATCTAATGTATGAACATTGCCCAATGCACTAACATCGGTAATGTTCATACAATAAGATAAATTTAATGTATGCACATTGCCCAATGCGCTAATATTGGTAATAGAATCACAAACAGATAAATTTAATGTATGGACATTGCCTAATGCACTAACATCTATAATAAAAGCACATTCTGATAAATCTAATGTATGAACATTTCTTAATGCACTAATATCGGTAATAGAATCACAACCAGATAAATATAATTCACGAACATTGCCTAATGCACTAACATCGGTAATTTTGTTACAACAAGATAAATCTAATGTATGAACATTGCCCAATGCACTAACATCGGTAATTTTGTTACAATAAGATAAATCTAATGTATGCACATTGCCTAATGCACTAATATTGGTAATAGAATTACAAACAGATAAATTTAATATATGCACATTGCCTAATGCACTAACATCTGTAATAGAATTACAATAAGATAAATCTAATGTATGCACATTGCCTAATGGACTAACATCGGTAATTTTGTTACAATTAGATAAATCTAATGTATGAACATTGCCTAATGCACTAATATCGGTAATAGAATTACAACAAGATAAATTTAATGTATGCACATTGCCTAATGCACTAACATCGATAATTTTGTTACAATAAGATAAATCTAATGTATGCACATTGCCTAATGCACTAACATCGGTAATTTTGTTACAATAAGATAAATCTAATGTATGCACATTGCCTAATGCACTAACATTGGTAATAGAATTACATCCTGATACATTTAATATATGAATATGGCCTAATGCACTAACATCAGTAATAGAACTGCACTGTG